CGCGCCATTTTTCTAGTCAAAAGTATTTACCAATGCCGCTTGATTTTACCCACCACATGAACAGTATTTAAAAATGAGCGATGAGAAGAAAAGCAAAAGCTTCGGCATAGGTAGGGGAATAGGGCCAATTGCTACGACATCACAACTGGCTAATATTCTAAATCTTACCGGGGCAAGGTTGTCTCAACTGACACAAGAAGGAATCCTAAAAAAAGAAGAGCGCGGGAAATACGCTCTGTGTGATGCCGTCAATGCTTACGTGACTTATCTGCACAACGCTCCGAAAAACCAATGGGGCAGCAAGACAGAAGAAGAGACTGACTTTGACCGAGAGCGATTGCGACGAACCAAGGAAGAAGCTGACAAGCTAGAATTGGCCAATGCTAGAACCCGGGGTGAGCTTGTGGAAGTGTCTAAGGTTAAGCGATTGGGTGAACAGGTGATGAGCGGAATCAAGACAAAGATTCTCAATATGCCGCTGACTGATGATGAAAAGGACAAATGTCTGCGTGACCTGTTGAGCCTTAAAGATTTAGATTACAGCGACAAGTGAACATTCAAATCCAAGACATCGCTGAATCGTGGCTTACCGTTTACGAACCGCCGCCCCGGGTGACAGTCTCAGAGTGGGCTGACCAATACCGCTTTCTCTCACCTGAGTCATCAGGGCAACCGGGCAAGTATTCTTCTGACCTTACGCCATACGCTCGCGAATGGATGGACTCAATCAATGACCCGGAAGCAACCGGGACTGTGCTGATGGTGGGGGCGCAATTAGGAAAGACTGAAGTTTTGAACAACATGATTGGATATTTTGTTGATGTTGAGCCGTCACCGATGCTGATGGTGCAGCCGACGATTGAGATGGGCGAAGCGTGGAGCAAAGAGCGACTTGCACCGATGTGCCGGGACACGCCAAGAATTAAAGACAAAATTGCAGACGTGAAATCTCGCACTAGCGGCAACACAATTTTACACAAGACCTTTCCGGGTGGCAACTTGGCGATTGCTGGAGCTAATGCCCCGGCTGGCTTGGCATCACGTCCAAGGCGGGTTGTCTTACTTGATGAAGTTGACCGCTACCCAGTCACAGCAGGAAGCGAAGGTGACCCGTCTAGTTTGGCTATTCGACGAACAGAGACGTTTTGGAACGCCGTTATTGTTATGACATCAACTCCAACCGTAAAGGGCCGGAGCAGAGTCGAGACTGAGTTTGAATCAAGTGACCAGCGAAGATTCCACGTTGATTGCCCAGAATGCGGCTACTCTCAGAGCTTAAAATGGGTAAACGTGCAATGGGAAGCGGAAGACGGCAGTGATGCGTGGCTTCAATGTGAAGATTGCAAGGCAAAGCTGACCGACGAGCAGCGGATTGAGATGGTCAAAGCAGGGAAATGGGTGCCAACCTACCCGGAACGCACAAGCCGGGGCTATCATTTGCCCGGAATTGCATCACTTTTTCGGCACAAAAAGGGTTATAAATCGCGACTGCACCAGATGGCTGCCGACAATATCAGAGCCAAAAAATCAGGAAAAGAGACGCTTAGGACGTGGATAAACACGTTTTTAGCTGAAACTTGGGAAGATGAAGGCGAAAGTGTGGCATGGGAGCCGTTAATGCAACGCCGGGAAGATTGGGGTGATTTTCCGAAAGACGCTCTTATTTTAACTGCTGGCGTTGACATCCAAGGAGACCGTTTTGAAGTCGAGATTGTCGGCTGGGGTGAAGGAGAAGAGTCTTGGAGCATTGACCACTACAACGTGATGGGTGATTTCAACTCACCGGACACACAAGCCGCACTTGATGAGATTCTGCAAAAGAAGTTTACACACCCGAGCGGTGTGGAGCTACCAATCACTTGCACGTTTATCGACTCAGGACACAAAACAAAAGCCGTTTACTCATTTACCAAACCAAGAGAAGGCCGAAGAGTTTACGCTTGCAAAGGTATGGGTGGCCCGGGTGTGCCGTTAGTTGGCAGACCGACAAGAAGGGGAGCAGAGAGAGCCGCATTGTTTAGCGTTGGAACTGACACGGCAAAGGAATTGACTTACTCTAGACTTTCGCTTGGCGAAAAGGGTAGTGGATTTATGCACTTCCCCAACGACCGACCAGAAGATTGGTTTCGGCAGCTTGTTAGTGAAACAAAGGTGACCCGCTACAAAAATGGCGTGCCATACACACGTTTTGAGAATCCAAGCAAAGCAAGAAACGAAGCTTTAGACATCCGAGTCTATGCAACCGCCGCGCTGTCATTGATGCGCGTGAACTGGGACAAACTCAAGCAAAGCATCCAAGACCCGCCAAAGAAAAAAGCCGCAAAACCAAAAAAGAATGCCCGCAAAAAGAAAGGTGGCTGGGTGAATGACTGGTAGAGTTTGACATTAGTCAAAATTCAATGGCCGACAAAACTGACGAAGAAAAGCTGACATCAGCGTTGGCGATGATTACCAAGATAGAAACTACTCTTGGAACCCTTTATGAAAAGACGGCTAGTGCTACAAGTTTTGGCGACCAATCTTTGACACTCGCAAGCATCGCTGATTTGGAAAAGAGCCGTGACCGTTGGAGACAAGAGGCGGAAACATTAAAGGCATCAGTCAACCGTCACCGAAAAACTTTGAAAATTCAATTCAGATGATTCAATATCTAAAGCGCAAATTCTCATCGCCCAAAACAGCCGTTCGCAGATTCAACGCCACCCAGTCAAGCCGTCTGACGCTCGACTGGATTACTGCTTGCCTGTCGCAAGATGGTGAGCTTAAAGGCCAGCTTCCAATTCTTCGTGACCGCTCGCGTGACTTAGAACGCAACAATGAATGGGTAAAAGGTTTTTTGCGTAGTCTTGAAAACAACACGCTCGGCGAGAAGGGTGTGTCTTTACAGGTGAGAGCTAAAGAGCCGAGTGGACAGCTTGACGAAATCGCCAACAATATCATTGAGAGGGCTTGGAAGCAATGGAGCAAGGTTGGCAACTGTGAAGTCACAGGACGGCACTCATGGGTTGACGTTCAACGCTTAATCCTTCGGTGCATTGCCCGTGATGGTGAAGTTCTTATTCGTATGATTAAGAAAAGCACCGGGTTATGCTTGCAGATTCTTGAAGCCGACTTGCTTGATGATAGTTACAACGCCCGGGCTGAAAACGGTAACGAAATCCGGTTTGGTGTTGAGTTTGATTCATACCGCCGACCAGTTGCTTACCACTTGCTTGGCAACCACCCCGGAGATTCTCAATTCAACGCTGATTTCAAGCGTCGCATCAGAGTGCCAGCCGAAGAAATCATTCACCCGTTTAAGACTGAGAGACCAGAGCAAAGCCGTGGCATTCCTTGGCTTGTTAGTTCAATGAACAGGCTCAAGATGTTAGACGGCTATGCAGAAGCCGAACTTGTTGCAGCTAGAACCGGGGCCGCTAAAATGGGCTTTTTCACCAAAGCAACACCGGACGGCTGGACGGGCGAAATTGATGATGATGGAAATCTTCCTGTTGATTCATCGCCGGGAACAATCGAAGAACTTCCTGCTGGTGTAGATTTTAAAAGTTGGGACACCAACCACCCAAATTCTGGTTATGGAGATTTCGTCAAATCTTGCCTTCGTGGAGTCGCTACTTCTCTTGGCATTAGTTACAACGCTCTTAGTAATGACTTGGAAGGAGTAAACTACTCAAGCATCAGAGCCGGGCTAATTGAAGAGCGTGAAGTTTGGAAAGCTGTCCAACGCATGATGATTGACCACGTTCTGGAGCCAGTGTTTGAAGCATGGCTTGAAGTTGAGCTTCTTTCTGGCCGTCTTGGTTTACCATTCGATAAGTTCTTTAAGTTCAACGCTCCAGAATTCCGGGGTCGCCGTTGGGCTTGGGTTGACCCAAAGAAAGACATGGAAGCGGCAGTGCTGGCTATGCGTAACCGAATCAAACCACTTCGTGACATCATTGCCGAAGCCGGGGATGACATCTATGACGTTTTAGCCAAGGTTAAAGAAGACGAAGAGCTTGCTGCAAGTTATGGCTTGAAATTAGACCCTGACCAAATTGACAATTCTGAGATTGTCGATGAGCCAGAAGAAGGTTGAAGAACTGTCACACCGCTCGTTTGAGTTAAATCAACGGGCTATCAACGAAGACGACCGCACGATTGAAATTGCGTTTTCTTCTGAAGCCGAAGTTGAGCGCGGATATGGCACTGAAGTGCTAGACCACCGCTCTAAAAGCGTTCGCCTTGACCGTCTAAACAACGGCGGGGCATTCCTGATGGAACACAACCGCAACGACCAGATTGGCGTTGTAGAGCGAGCATGGATTGACGACGACAAAAAGGGACGCGCAGTCGTTAAGTTTTCAAAATCGGCAAGAGCCGAAGAGATTTTCCAAGACGTAAAGGATAACATTCGCCGATTGGTTTCGGTTGGTTATCGCATTCACGAAATGGATTCTGAAAAGATGGACGGGGGACGGGAGTCTATCCGGGCAACTGATTGGGAGCCATATGAACTCAGCTTGGTGAGCATTCCAGCCGACGACTCCGTGGGAGTTGGCAGGGGAATGGAAAACAACAAAACGGAAAACCAAAATTTAAAAACTGAAAATATGTCCGAAAATAACGACATCCCATCGGCTCCCGAGCAACGCTCTGTGGAGGTTATCAACGAAGCTCCCCGGGTTGACATCAACGCCGAGCGTCACAGTGCTGTTTCTGCCGAGCGCAGCCGCATCGCAAACATCCAAGCAGTAGCCGAGCAAGCTAAAGAGCGCGGCATCAGCCTTGATGTAAGCAAAGCTGTTGCTGAAGGCGTATCTGCTGACGATTTCCGTCAGGCTGCATTCGACAAAGTTTGCGAAAAGAAAGCTGAGTTTGTCCCAGCCGACCTTTCCAAGTCTGAAAAGCGTGACCTTGGCCGTTTCGACCTTGGAACCGCTCTTCGCGCTCACTACTCTGGTGCAAAGCTGGACGGTGCCGAGCGTGAGATTGTTGAAGAAGGAATTCGCGAAGCCAAGAACGCTGGCATTGGTCAGTCTCGCGGCATCATGCTTCCTTCGTTCTACGTCAACAAGCGTGACATGACCGCAGGAACTGCCAACCAAGGCGGTAACACAATCGCAACTGATAAAGCTGGTCTTCTTGATGACTTCTTTGCTTCATCAGTAATGAATCAGCTTGGTGCTACGGTTCTCACCGGACTTTCTGGCAACCTTGACATTCCGATTCTTGCAGCCGGAACAGCAGCCGCTAAAAAAGCCGAGAACGCAGCAGCCGACGAAGTTAGCCCAACCACTTCACAGTTGAGCCTTACTCCTAAGCGACTTCCTG